ACGATGTCATTAGCAACCGTGCCACCCTGCCAGCGTTCCATCTGGCCGACATCGAACCACATTGCAGTCTCAGGCTCGGGAGCCATGCGGACGGCTTTCTGGATCAGCGGGGTCATACCGGCCCCTCCACACTCGCCCACCACTTCGGGTGCAGCCGCTGGCCCAAGTCATCGAACCAGATGTCCTCCGGAGGCTCATCCCTGCTAGCCTCCTGCTCCATGCTGGCGAGCTCCATCGAGCCGTCCGACAGCACGACCAGCACCCGCTCTCCGTAGGCCGGGTGGCGCTGGTGCGCCTTGTTCCAGACGATGACTTCTGTGCTCATGGCTGCTCCTTTACAAAAACGCCGTCTTCCCTAAGCGTTCCCTTGCGATCCTTAATTTGCGAGTACGCATGGTTCAGCGCCTGAACCATATCCACGCCAGCGAGATCTGCTCCGATAATCAACGTCACCAAGATGTCGCCGTATGCATCAAGAGCCTCTTCCTTGTCATTACGATGAAGCGCCGATATAAGCTCAGTAACTTCCTCAAGCGTCTTGATGGACTGGGCCATTGCAGTGCTGCGCGGGATGATCTTGCGAGCCTCTGCCCAGCGTAGTACTTCTAGCTCTGTAATTCGATAGCTGCTCATTTCAAATCCAAGATGCCGCAATGTCGCGGCGAGGAATGACAACTGATGGCTTGTTTTCGTTTTTGAGAACAGCCGGCTTTTTACTTCTGTCAATCTTTATCTCTTGAGGAATAGTGATTAGATATTTATTCTTAGAGGCAGTTGCCTTGTGACCATTCGGTCTAGGCCCAAGAGCCAAGACTCTGCTGCAAGGACCAAAGCCAACAACAAACGAAACGATATGGATGAGCCGCCTACTGATCAATGAATCCATTGCCTTGATTGAGGATCTCCTATCCATCGCCAGATCAAGATCTCCGAAACAGACAGGGCCATTTTTCAGTGCAGCCATAAGACTGCGCTGGTCTTTGGTGACATGCCTCGTGTCTCCAATGGATCTGCGAAGCTTGTCCATGTATTTGCTTAAATCTTTGTTTTGGTCGTAAGCAGCCAAAACTTCAAGCGCCGACTTCTGAATTGGTGTCAATTTATTTCCTCATCAGTTCCGTGATACGCTCGCGCAAAACAACCCCCATATCACGGCCTTTGATTGCGATCATCTGAGCTTCCTCGCAGTCAAAGACGACCTTGGCGGCATCTTCAATGCCTTTGTTGTATCCAGATGCGTACAGGTCTTTCCCGTTCAGGAACATTTCTATTGCCTCCCTGACAAGGGTCGCTGCCTTCCTGTGCTTTGCAAGGTCTCTTAGTTGACCATGTACATCAACAGGCAGGTACAGCGAATAAGGGATCATCTTTTTTTCCATTGCTCAAACTCCTTGGAAATTTGCTCCAACTTGACTCGGCTTGCCGGCTTGGTCTTGAGCTCCGACCGCGAAGACACTTTGAGGTATTCGCGCAGCCATTCAGTAGCATCAGCTTCGCTCTCGTCGAACACCTGTGCTTCATCATGAAGAAAGCGCCAGAACTCAGGGTCTTTACACAAGATGCCAGCCGTGCGAACAGCTCTGGCCCCAGCAAACTCATCCTCGCGGTTCATGGGCGTCTCGTCTTGCGCGAGTCGAACCATGACAACTTGATACCGCGCACCAACCCAGTCCCGAAGTAACTCCTCCGGGATTTCGTCTGGATGTAGACACAAGGTTAAGACATATCCGGTCTTGTCCTGCTTGAGCGCAACCTTGACCGCTTCAAATTGGAGCGTATTCATTGATTGCCCTTAGAAAGGAACGTCCGAGTCGTCAGCGTCGGATTGCTGGGCAGGCTTTTGCGGCTGACGAACAGGAGCGGGCTTTTGATACTGGCCCTGCGGCTTGGAGTACGGCTCAGCGATAGATGCCGAGTAGCAAAGTTGGCCGTTGATCGTCTTCTCCCAGCAAGACACAGTAAGTTTGACAAGCTCTCCTTCAGACTTGCCAATCATTTGCTGGAGAAACCCTGCGTCAAGGAAGATGTCGCCCCGATAGTCGGGGTGGGTGTCGGCTGACTTCCTGTTGTTGGGCCACAGAGTGCCCGTGTTCGGGCGGGGTACGTAGTTGCTCATGCTGCCTCCGAGAAACGGTTTTTAGCTTTGGAAAATTCGGCCATCAGATCCTTGAAGAAGGACGCATCGTGCGCCTTCACGGCGTCGAACAACTGCTTGTTCTTCTTGAAAATCTGCATGACATCGTCTGCGCTTTCGGTCATTGCGAGCGCACCTTTGCAGGCTTTCTCAATAACACTGAGCCAGTCCTGCGAGTCCGGTGACACAGAAACCCTAAGCTGCCAGCCCCCGCTTTCGCCATTCATATGACGGGGCGGCGGCACAGGAACAGCCTTGGGCTTCTGCTCTTTTGCAGCCGGCTCCGAAGCGTCGATGATGTCGTTCTCGACGATCTCCATGGCAGCAAGCCACAGATAGCGGCGCTGATAGGATTCGACCGCGCCCAGGTTCTGAATGGGATGCGCCCCCTTCAGATTGGCCTCGGCCATGGGGCTGGTGATGGTCATTGATGACCCATCTTCGCAGTCTGTGATGGTCAAGGTAGCAACGTCTTGACCAAAGCTGACAACCGAAGCCAAGTCCAGATCGTAGAAGATCTGCATGGTCTGCGGCAGGAAGTCGCCCAACTCAAAGTACTTGTAGCCAGCGAACTTGTTTTCGCCGCTCTTCTTGAGTTCCTGCGCTGACAGCAGGATCCTCGCTTGCATCAACTTCTTGAGTACCATTATTTCGCACCTTTACGATATACGCGCTTGGGTTTGTTCCTTGATCCGGGCGGACGGCCACGGCGCTTGGGTTGTACGGCGGGCTTGATAGCTGCAACCGTCTCGACAGAGGCGGGCTGAGCCGGGGCGGCAGGTGCATTGATCTCGATCAGCTTGTCTAGGTAATGACGCGCCTTTGCAAGATCCTCGATGCCGTTCTTTTCCTTGTGACGGCTGACATACTTGACGACGCACCCCTCGAGGTAGCCAAGATCGTTGGCCGCAATGAAATCCCAGGGCTGAATCTTCTTGTTCATGTAATGCTCGCCGCCGATTTGTTGCTGATTTGCTGACATGGGTTACTCCTTGGTTTGGAAATCCCGCCATTGCTGGCAGTACTGGCTTACCGAGCAGAAGCTCGCACAGCGGACTCGCTCGCCGGGACGGGTCTCAACTTCATAACCCTTACCTAGCTTGTCTGCTGTTGCCTTGGCTTCTTCCTCGGATTCGTGCAGCGACTTGGCTCGGACGTTGCCAACCTTACGCACCGCATAAACAGTGGGCCTTTCCCACATTTGCTCGGGCGTACAGTCGGGCAGCGCTTCGTCAGCCTCCATCGCAAATTCAAAAGCAGAATGATCGGCAATGCGGGACAGAACAAACGCCTCGCGCTCTTCAGCAGACCACAGCTTGATCGGCAACTCCTTGATCGGCGCTTCCGGGTAGCCATCCTTGGTGCCAGCCTCCCGGCGGCTCCAATCGCGGATGATTGCCACAATTCCAAGATCGCGAACGGTCACGCCCTTGGCCTTCTCAGCAAGGTAGGCATAAACGTTTAGTTGCCACTCCCAGTCGATCTTGTCGTTCATCACCGCCCAAGCGCTGGTTGTCTTGTAGTCGCGGATGCTAACCGTACCGTCATCGTTCTTGATCTGAAGGTCCACGGCTCCGCTCAGGTGCCAGCCATCGACCTCGACATGGATGCGCTCCTCGATGACATGGTTGTCGTCCTTGCCGTGCTCCAGAACCTGATGTACGGCAGAGCCGAACATGGACCAGACCATGTCAGCAACGTCTTCCTCTAGCTGATCGTAGAACTTGTTGCTTAACGCGACAATTTTTGGGCTGTTGATCAGCTGGGTTACGCTAATGTTTGCCCTTCCCCTGCTGTAGGTCGGGCGCTTCAGAACATTGACAATGGTCTGCGGCAGGTTGAACTTGTTTGTGAGTTTCACTTGCGCTCCTTGGTTGTGAAGCAGATTGTGAGGCAACTTTTTCCCGCTGTCAACAGGTTGTACCCACTATTCGTCATCTGTTGCGTTGCAAGGCTCTGGATGCTACCC